GGTCAGTTCTCGCATTTGCTGCAATACAGCATCTTTCTGGATGCTCATGTCAAAAGTCTCCCTATTCTCTCAGAAATGTTGTCAACGAAGTCGCCGATGATGGCGTAAAACACTTCAAGCTCATCTTCCGGTTCAGGCGTCGGCTCTGCCGATTGCGCCTCCGGAGCGGGATCTTCCGCTGATTCGCTCGTGGTCTCCTGCTCGTCATCTGGCGCTACTGCTATGTCAACGGCTGGCGTCTCCGCCGCCGGTTGACTCTCGTTTGGTTCCTCATGTTCTGGTTCCGCTTCCACGTCTGGCGGCTCGGCTGTGAGCGTTTCCGGCGCCGGCGACATGTCTTCCAAAGATTTAATGGGCGATATGCTTGGCAGGTTCGGGTCAGCAGCGATGGGCGGATATGCCCATTCCGCAATGTGCCAGGTCGTGATGCGCTTGCTTTCGTCCCTATCGACCATGTGCCCAGGCGCGCCGCTTGACCATCTCAATTTGCCCCGCTGCACCATTTTAAAAATCATGGCCTCGTACGCATCTGATAGGTCAAGAATGTGCCGGGCGACAATGCCATGCGGCGTCATTTCAGCTCTGACCGTGTTGGGGAAGATGCGCCTGGCATATTCTTGCAATACTGGAATTTCTTCGGCTTTGGTTTCAAACGTTATCATCGGAATTCGATGATTTAGCGTGGCGGGCATTCCATTGCCTTTGTGTGGTCCATAATCGGTATCAGCCGTGAAGTACTCGCCGGCGATGTCTCTGTCGTCCGGCCCCGTGAAGCGTAGCCCCATCGCCTCGACAATGCCCTGGGTCCCGTTTCGGGTCGCTTTTAGCTCTTCGCCAAATGTTATGAATGTCATCTTAGCGCCTTCTTAATCGCTCGTTCAAATCCGGCAACGATGGCCGCTTGATTCCTCGTTACAATGTCGTCATCTGTTAACCATCGGCCGCGGTGCATCCATGCTTGGTCTGGTCGCTGATGAACGTATGGCTTGTATGGAGTCTCGTTTTTGATGCGACCAACCAAGCCGTTTTGCGTTGTCTGTGTTTCACCCCTGACATTTTTTCCAAGCCGGCCTGTTCTCGCATAAGTCTGATTTGGTCGTTCGGGCGCATATACTTTGCGGTCTTTTTTGAGCAGCGCTAGCCCATCCCTCATAGGCTTTCGCAGCATTGAAACCGCTGTGCCCTTGCCGAGCTTTTTCATGGCTTTGTCCACACCCTTGATGGTTATGCTTGTTGCCATCAGAAGCCACCCCGCTCATCTGCGTTCGTCTCTTCAAGCCGGCAGTCACAATTCCAGCCGCCACATTCCAAACTGCGACCTTGCGGCTGATAACCTGATGATATCCACGCGTCAGACGTATGCACCTGTCCGCTCAGTCGTAAGCAATCGCTGCAATGCTCTACCGTGTTGCCAAGCTTCCACTGATAGCGCTTATCGGGTCGTTGGCGAAGTTGACCGGCGGCAAACATGCCGGCCAGCGCCGTCACCCACAGGCCCACTCGCCCTATCGCTCGCTCCATGCCGGCTTCGCTGGTCTGCGGCCTGCGCCCAGTCGTGCCAGGCTCTATCGGTGCGTAGCGGTCTGCGTTGTAGATGTCATCTGACAGACTGGCTACGCTCTCATTCGCCCGGTTGCGGTTGGCACGAAGCACAGCCGCTTGTATCTCGGTGAGGTCCGCTTCGCCATCGGCTTCGACACCTGCCAGGAATGCGGCAAGCAAGCCGGCTAGCACTGCGTCACGCATCCGACGCTCAAATTCCGGCTTGTCGTCAACGCCGGTTACAGCGTCTTGGATGATGTCCGATAGCTCCGCCTCATACCGCTGCAATTGCGGGTCAATGGCCGGGTTGCCTATCTGCATGGCCTTGACCGGCGCTTCGTGGCTATGGTCATGGCTGGCGGGTTGGGCAAAGCCGCCAGCCATGCGCTCGGCTGCGTCTGCGTCAAGCCATTTGCCCAGCGCCTTCGCCGCGTTCACCCGCCATCGCTGCTCATCAAATGTACCGGCTGCCATCAATCGGGTTCGCAGGTCTAGCGCCTTGCCGGTTTCCGCTGCAATGGCCTTGCGAATCGGTTCCGGCAATTGCGCCGTCTCGTCATCCGGTGCCGGTTGCGGCGGCATGGGCAACATGAACGGTGCGGGCGGTTCCGGCTCCGCCTCTTCCGCATCTGGCATTCCCAAGTCGAGCCGCTCATTGATGGCGTTCTTGTCGTAGCCGATGCTATACAACTTCACGGCCATTTCGACCTTGGGTTCTATTTCCTCCTGCAACACGCCAACGCCGCTGAAGTCGGTCTGCACCCGCTCGCCAGGCTTGAGCATGGGCCGCATGTGCGTAAAAAAATGGGTCAGCACATCGTCACGATGTTGGGCCAGCGGCTTTAGCGTCAACGTCCAGAACACCTCTAGCGCCGTCTGAAAATTTTCGTAGGTGTCTTTCCCGTACCCCATAATTTCATCGGGTACGCCGAACACCGCCCCCACCTCGTCACGGCTGAATTTGCGTTGCTCAAGCCATTCGATGTCAGCCGGCGCAAATGAGAACGGCTTGATATCGGTGATGCCCTGCTCTAGAATGACGGGCCGATGCCAGTTCTCGGAGCCGCTGTTCTTGCGCATGAACTCGGCTTCGTAGCGTTCCCGCTCAGATGTCGTGATGCCCTGCGGCGTGATGATGGCGAAGTCAGGCCGCGCCCCTCGCTTCAGGAAAGATTTACTCCATGCCTGCGAGAACAAGTCAATCGTGATGCCCTCGCGCACGGCCGCAATAGGCGACAGTCCCCGCCATCGGTCGAGCGGGTTGTAAAACTTCGACTGAATCATGTTCGACGGCGGGATGGTTAGCGGTTTGCCTTTGCCGTCCATCTGCCACGAGTACGCGCCCACCCGTGGGTAATAGTGGCGCTCAGGCGTCTTGTCTGGCGCAATGGCAACATGCGCCGGATTGCGTGGCCACAGTTCAAGCGGTCGCCCCCGCTGGTCGTCTACAATTTCGACAAACCATTCGCCGCTCAGCAGCATAGTGCTAATGTACGATGCCCACAGGTCGGACGGCGACCTGGCATCGTTGGAGCTTGTGAGCAGCAACGAAACCGGATGCTTGTCGAGCGGTTCGCTTTCCACGTCCACCACTCGCACGGGCAATGGGCCGATGTTCTCGGCACATTTGGAAACGGCTTTACGGACCCAGACATACGACTTGTAAACTTCGTTATAGTCGTCTGCCTCTGGGTTGCTCGCTTTGCCGTCCCCGGCGTACTCAGAGTACACATGGACGCGCCCATCCAGGTCTGGACGGTGGCTAATCGCCTTCTGTGCCGGCGGCGGCATAATGGAATTGTAGAAACGTTGAAGTCGATTCATGCGCCCATGAGTGCCCAATAAAAAACTCGCTACACATATTGTAGCGAGTTCAGAACACATATTCTAGATGAATTGTTTACCTAATGACGTTAGCCTTGCATCTCCATAGCGGCTTTGACGGCAATGGTCACAGTAGAGCGCACGCCGGTTCTATCCCTCATGCGCTGCGTATGGTTGTATACTGAGCGAGATTTGATACCCAGTTGATATGCAACTTGCCGCTGCGTCAACCCATCGGCTAAGAGGCGGGCAATTTCCCGCTGGCGTGGCGTCAACTTCTCCATGATGTTCACCTCCGCATTCTGAGCCATACCCAGCTCTCCAGCGCGTTGCAGGCATGATCGTTGCCGTCATGCGGTTTCGACCCTAGCCCGTGTCTGCCCTCAGGATATTTGTAGCCGGCCCGTATCTCATCCAACAGGTTCTTGCAACGCCGATGAATCTTGATGGTCCGATGTCCCTGGCCATCGCAGAACAGCGAACGGGTCAACGTGATAGCCGCCAAGCGTGTCGAGCCGCCCCCGCCGACCTTGGTCGCAAGCCAGTTGCGAGCCGGTATGTCAGCCTCACGCAGCCGCCGCTGTAGGGCGACTGCCTCATGGCTAACCGCTGCCAGTTCGGGCAAGGGTAAACCGTGGTGCGTGCAGGCGTCTTTGATGTCGGCTATGGTGCGCTCCTCAAGCGTCTTGGTCTGGTACAGTTCGTCAAAGATGAGCACGTCCCCGCCGTCCATGCGCTGAATAAACAGCGTTGCGCGTGGGTCGGTGTACCCGTCATCGATGGCCAGTTCGATGGTCCGGTCCGGGTCTGGCTCCTGGTCGGTGATGTTATCCTCTGCGAACGTCTCATACACAAGCCCTTCGACCGCGGCGTACCAGTCACCGTGTAGCCATGCGTCACGCAATGCGCCCGACAGTGTGCCTAACTCGTCCCAGTAGGACTGCTCCAGATGCGGATTATCCTCTGGCAGCGCCGGCACAAATGCGAACTGGTCAGCCGACGGCACAAGCTCTGGAGGAAAGTCCCGCTCTATCCAGTAGTCACGAACCCAGTTGGCATCTGGGTTGGTTGCGGCAACGAAGCGAGTTTCCGAGATGCCCGGCCAGCGCAGCGAACCTCTGAGCGTGTTAAACGTGGAGAGCGGATTACGGGTCAGTTCATCCACGCCGATAGCGGCAAACTCAAATGACTGATATCGGGTCGGGTCGTCCAGGTTGCGTAACAGGATGCTACCGCTTCCCCACTCGGGGCGAAGGTGAAAGCCAAGCCCCTTCTCCTGCGTGCTTTTAATCTCGCCCAACACTGGCGGAAACTCGGTCGCTATCTTCGTCACTTGCCGGCCGGTCAGTGATGGATAATCCTCACACGCTAACATAACGTTAACCCCCGGATGGCCAGT